TATTTGTTTGTACTTCATGTTGTAACCATGAAGGAAAAAAAATCAAGGAATTTTCAACAGGTTCCCATTGTACGCTGTGAGCGAGGTGTATAGAGGCTTTATCTGTTTTTGGGGGTGATAGCACCTCTGACTGTGGTTTAGGCTCTAGAAACACAATATTTCCACACTTTTTAGGAGCTTTAAGATAAAACACGCCAGATAAATAGTTATATGGGTGTGTATGTACATTGTTTCGTGATCCTGGTGGGTTAATCATGCCCCACATACCAGTCATCTCAGGAACATAATTGTGTTTAATATCTAGATGATTAAAACAATCTTTAGAGTACTTTAATATGTCACCAACTAAAGGACGAAACTTTTTTATATTATATATTTCGTCGTGACTGTGCCAACCACCAACATTAGACCGTGGCATACCCATCTCATCTTTTTCTCGTAGTTGATAGATGCTATCAATAAGATGTTCGTGGCCTTTAAGTTGTAGTGAAAATACAGGAGTAATAAATAGGGAATGTAAGTTAATCAGAGTTGTCCTTTCGTGACCTCCATAAAACTTGCTATAATGTGCACCTGATTGGCAGCATTGGCTTGAACTTTAAGAACATCACTTTCTTGCAGAACTAGAGGTTGAGTCAATAATTCTGTTGTTGTATTTGTAGCAACACTCTTTGCTTTAAATAATTCAAAAGTTGCAGCGCCTCGGACAACTTCAACATCAACTAAAGTTGTTGAACCAGAGTCGTTACAAATTAAAAGAGATTTTACTACATCCGTAGTAGGCGGAACTGGTGGTGTCGCACCAGCGTTAGCCGTAGGAACTGTTATAATGGTTGTTAAATCTGTTGTGGTGACATCCACCATTGCGCTTTTAAATACATTAGCCAAGGAAAAAAGCCTCCGATTGTGATTCTTCTTTTAAATCTTGTTGGTAGTTTGTGTTAAGTAAAAGAATAATTTGATCTAGTAAAAGAATCATTTGATCAAATTGATTAGGACTATATTCTGGTGTTGCGTTTGGTAATCTTGTAATTGTTATTTTAGCCATTATCTTCTTCCGTCTGGTCTAAGTTGTAATTTAGTAGATCCAAGTCTCCAAGCTGTGTCATTAACTGTGTTAGTTTCATATTTAATTTTAACCGCTCTACCTCTACCTCTTACATCAATTTTCTCTGTTGTACTAGAAATAGAACCTGTTGTAGTTACATTAGCTGCAGATTGTGGATATTGTTCTAATGTTAAAGTGGCAGTCATTGTATTCGAAAGATTATCAAAGTCAGGAACTAATCTACTAACTGACATAAGCTCATCACCATCAGCGATCTCAACAGAACCTGTTGTTAAAAAAGCAGGTAAGGCTGTGCCATCTGCTTGATTATTACCTGACTCATGTTCGTAGACATACGAAGCTCCTGCCGTTAAACCAAGTATTGTAGAGTTGTTAGCAGATAAACTAGCGTCATATTCTGTAGCAATTGGCTGTTCATATACATAAGCACCAAGCCAAGTTGTTCTACCTAAACTTAATGTGTACCAAGTATTTTCTAAATAATTGTAAGCAACAGCTCTATCTATTTGTGTAGCATCTGCTGAGGGATAATACCAAATAATTTCATTAAAAGCTGCATTAAGACCACAAGCAATGTCAGCTCTATTTGTGTAACTTAAATCATCAAATACATAATCTTGTACGGAACATGGCATTTTTTTAACAACACCATCATACATATAAAAAGAATCATCGGACATCCAATATGCTCTACCATTAACTTCTATAGCTGCATGCTGTGCTATTAACCCGCAGTTCGCACCGAGTTGTCTAAGACCAAAAGTAAAAGGTGTACCAACAAATTGAATACCGTGCATAGAAGTGTCGGTCCATACGAGTATTTGACCAGACGATTTAACAGCTCCTATAATTCTAGATCCATCCGATATACGTAATGAGCCTGCTTCGTTAGTAGACACAGGTGTATAATCAGTTGCATCTTCTCTATCAGAAAATCTAAATAATAAATCATCCTGTGTAGAAACATCACCTATTGTTGTCTCTGTTCCAAATATAAGTAAATGCCTTGTATCAGTTGAAACTAAACTAAATCTAGATGCAGTAGGAGCGTTAGATAGAGCAGTTGCTCTAACTCCAGTTCCACTTGAAGTATCCCAAATAAATGTTCCACCGTTTAAAACCGTTGCAATTAAATCTTCACCAAAATTATCTAAAGACCATTGACGAGCTGATAAAACAACACCTGAAGATGATCTTGGTGTGTTCCAAGTGCTAGTGTTCCAAGTTAAGGTTCCCCAACCATATCCATATGTAGATGTAGAAGGGCCTGTGGTTATTTGATATTTAGCGTTACCTGATCCTCCACCACCTGATGTAGAACCAGAAGCAGTGCTAGTATGTGTAACGGTGTAAGCACTTGCACTTGTCACTGATGTGACTTCAAACTCTTGATTCATATCTAAACCATCTATTGTTGAGAAAGAATCAAAGGTAACAAAATCACCAACTGCAGCTCCATGTGCAGCATCAGCCACTGACACTGTAGTTGTGCCATTTGTTGTAAAAGGATTTGTTAGAGCTTCCGTGTCACGTAGGGGTGTAATGTCATACAAGGCTCCCTCAGTGTAGATATATAATTTTCTATCAGTTCCTAAAGCTAAATATCTTATTCCGTCTAAACCAACCCAGCTGTGCGTATCACGAACTACACCCACAATAGTTTTATTAGGATTTGGTAAATATGACCAGCCTTTCCATCTTTCAGGCTTACCGTAGTGAAATCTAACAAAGTCGGAATCAACATATTTACGTTGATCTCCCGCTGAATAAGCAGTGTCTTGTTTATCTATGCCTGGTTGAAACTTTAAATCTACTAATTTCATGTCGGAGTATACTAAATTATTTATTGTTTTGTGGCAAGAATTGAGTGCCTACGTTGCCCTTGAATGAGTAATTACCCATGTGTGTCATACCGCTAACGATATCAGCATATATTTTACCACCTATTTTTTGCCATAAACGACAAAATGCATAATCTTCTGACAAATATCTTTTGGTATCAGGCTCTATCATTGTGTCAAAAAAAGCATAGTTCCAATCAGAGTTGTCGTGATATCCAAAGGTTTTGTCGTGAGGGTCTCCTAAATGTTGATCTGATTTAAATCTAAGATCAGGATATGCTAACGCCATCTTTTTAAATACGTTTCTTTTAATTAACATAAAACCTGTGGCGCCATCTAATACTTCAATAAAACCTTTTTTTACAATTATTTTTTTTGAATCTTTAACATTTAAATTATACTGCAACGACGCTGCATGAAGTTCGTCTTCCGATATATCTGGTTTTTCTTTTACTTTTCTTTTTACTTTAGTCCAATCAATAGTTTTACGAGGATAGACTCCTGTCACCACATCTTCATCTAAATCCAACATACGAAACACAGACTCAGGATCAAAAGCTAAATCAGCATCAATAAATAAAAGATGAGTATATTGTGGATCATCCATAAATAATTGCACTAATGTGTTACGAGCTCTTGTCACCAAAGACTCATTACCAATAGTTCCAAATTGTAATTCTACTTTTTTAGTAGCCGCTAAAGCTGTAAGTTGTAAACAGCTTTTAAAGTAATCGGCTGTTATCATCCCACCATAACAAGGAGTGCCAATAAAAATTTTAGTCATTTTCTTTATAAAAAATATTAAGTGTGTATCTTTTAGAGCTATCTCCAAATGATTGTAGATCTGAATGTGATATTTTTGAACCATTAAAAAACAAGCCTCTGTTTTCTATAAAACCTATATGTGAAGATAACTTCTCGTTATGTAAAAAACCTGTACCATTATTAAGCAAAGGTTCTCCTTTTACAAATAAAAGAAAGTTAGCAACATTACCTTTATCATCATCAATGTGAAATAAAGGTTCTTTATTATTCTCTCGTAAATGTGCACTCACGGATATTGGTTCAAGGTTTCTATGTGGAAAGAAATATTGTTTAATTAATTTTATTAATGGGTCATTATTAATACCTTTATCAAAAGTATGACGCATACCATACAATTGACCATTAGGATTTTTTACTTCTTGATACTCAAGGTTTGTGACTGTATCTTGAAGTGACTTTAACGTAGCTTCATCTAAAAAATCATCAACATACATGACAAATTTTGTTTTTTTATTGTGCTGCATAATCTACTTTTAAATACTCTATTTTCTTTAACCATCCTTTTGGTATGGCTATTGCGCCCCCACCTGTAATATCATCTTTATCTTTACTATAGGAACGCATAATAACTATTCTTTCCTCACCATTGTGAATCATCCACCCTACTTCTTGGCACACGGCTAAAGGTGCATTAATAACTTCTTTTATATCAAGCCAACCTGTTTCTGTATCACGAGCATCCAACCACGTCACACGAACCATTGGTACTTTGTCTATATTCATTCGTTAATAGGTTCTTTTCTTTTTAAATGTAAATTAAAAGAAACAGATCTTCTTTCTTCATTGGGTGTTCTAAATGGATAAACACCGTGAGATAACCAAGAAGGGAATAAATATATATCACCTACTTCAGGAGTTGCTTGATGTTTATGTCCACTAAACGTAGCAGCTTGACCAGAATGCCAAACAATATCACCGACACATGGATAGTGATCTTCTTTTGCGTATTCGTCTTTAAGACTAGGAGGCACTCGTAAATAGATAACACCTGACAATTCACCTTGATGTACATGAAAAGGATTAAAGTCTCCCGCCCACTGGCTCACGACCCACATAGATTCTACTACTAGCTGACCAACAAAAGTAGGTGAGATAGTATCACTAGCAGGAGGCATGGAAATATATTGATAAACTATTTTACCAAGAGCATCGACTACTTGACTAAAAGGTTTGCTTAAAAGCTCTTCATCTGGATAACGAACTTCTTGTTGAACATTACCAGCTAAGTGCATAGAATGATCATATTTCTCTGCTAGTTTTTTATTATTTAACAACTCTGTTGCTTTATCATCAAGAATTTTAATTAAGTTATCAGGTAGCTTACCTTGTAATATGGTTGGACCAAAAGGTCTGATGGCATGAAAATCTACTTTAGTTGACATGATATCCCTTTCATTCTTTTTAAATATCTATTGTCATATAGCAAATATTTGCCTATAAATATAGGATTAAATACTTTGGCTTAACTACAAGGGCAGCCTCCTTGCATTATACAACAATCATGATTTGCAAAAGGAGAACATGCTAAAGAAGATTTTTAAAGCTGCCAAAAAAGCAGCCCCCATTATCGGCGCAGGACTAGGTTTTTTATATGGTGGACCTATGTTGGGTTCAGCTATTGGTGGTGGTCTTGGTAGTCTAGTTGCAGGTAAGAGTCCAAAAGAAGCTCTTAAGTTTGCCGCACTATCTGGATTAGCAGGTGGAGCTCTTGGTAGATTTGGTGGTGTTCAAGCGGGTCAAGGATTAGGTGGATTGTTTGGTAGAACGGCTGCTACATCAACAGCAGTACCATCAAGTGTTCTTAATGCAGCTTCAGGTGGTAATAAACTTTTACTTAAAGATGCGATAATGAAGGGCGCAGTACAAAAACCAAGTGTTCTTGGATCAATAGCTAATTTTGCAAAAGCTAGACCTTTAACAACAGCAGGAACTATTGCAGGATTAACAGGGCTTCTTGCTTCTAAAGAAGAAGAAGAAGATAAACCAACAGTTGCTGAAGATGTATATGGCACCGTACCAGGCTTTACTAACATAGGTGATGCACCCATGGGTGGAGTTAATTTAATTCCTTTTTCCCAGTATGGACCTAACTTAACACAAAGAGCAATGGGCGGAGAAATAAATGGTTTAAAAACTTTAGGTTTAAGACAAGGTGGTTTTCCTCGTAAGAACGGTAAGATCGCTGGACCGGGAACCGAAACTAGTGATGATATACCAGCAATGTTAAGTGATGGTGAATTTGTTATTAATTCAAGAACTGTAAGAGGACTTGGCAAAGCAATGGGTGGTAAAGGTAAACAAGATACTAGAGACAGAGGATCAAAATTCCTCTATAGTTTACAAAATAAATACGGAGGCAAAAGATAATGGTTGATGAAGTAATACAACGACAGCAGCAAGCTCCTTTTATTGAAAAAAGATCTGAGCAATTACTTGCATCTGTATTTGGCGATCCAAATGCTGTAAAGAAAGAAGGCGAAACAGAAGAAGCTTTTCAATTACGTAAATTAGGTAGAGCAGGTATTGCTCAACAAATACCAGGATTTCAATTTGCAGGATTTACTCCAGAACAACAACAAGCTTTTGGTTTAGCAAGTCAAAATATAGGTTCTTATGCACCATCTTTACAACAAGCGATGGGTAGCACTGGTCTTGCAGGCGGTGCTTTAACAGGCGGTATTGCTCAAGCACTTGGTGCAACACAAGCATATGATCCAAAGTCAGCGCAAGCGTTTATGGATCCATATCAACAACAAGTTACAGATCAAGCCTTAGCTGAATATGATAGACAAGCACAGATTGCTCAATCAGGTTTAGCTTCTCAAGCACAAAAGGTAGGTGCTTTTGGAGGCTCACGTATGGGCGTTCAAGAAGCAGAGCTTGGTAGAAATTTAGCCGACATTAAATCAAGAAGAATTTTTGAAGACTTATCACGTAACTATCAACAAGCACAAGGTGCTGCGATGGGTGCTCAAGAGTCACAACAAAGAAGACAATTACAAGCTGGTCAATTACTTGGTCAAGCAGGACAAGGCTTAGCTAGTTTAGGTAAAACTCAAGCTGGTCTTGGTGCACTTGGTCAACAACTTGGTCAAGCAGATATTCAATCACTACTAGGTGTAGGTGGTATGCAACAACAACTAGGTCAAGCACAAATGGAAGCTGCTAGACAACAACAACTTCAAGCACAACAAGAACCATTTAGAAGACTTGGTTTTGCTAGTGATATATTACGAGGCACTCCGAGTAGTAGTATCATGTATACTCAACAGCCATCTGTCAATCCATATGCACAAGCACTTGGTCTTGGTATTGCAGGCTTAGGAGCTATGGGTCAATTCGGTCAAGGCTTTGGTGGTTTATCAGAGGGTTTTGGTAATTTGTTTGGAGGTAATTAATGGTTTTACCAATCGCTTATGGTTTAGGTGCGTTAGCTTTAAGAGCTGCTCCATTTGCACTTAGAGCAGGAAAAGCTTTAATTAAACCTAGTAATATTAAAAATTATTTTGCTGGTACAGCAAGACCATTTCAAGGTGCACTTAACAAAGGAGCAACAAAAGGACTTGGTTATGCAGGAAGAACAAGACCAGGAATGTTTAAATATGGACCTTATGGTTCTAACCTTGCTTTTACATCTGCTGCTCCATTTGCAGGAATGGCTGGTTACGATTATTTAACTGGTGACGCTGAACAAAGTGTGGCTGACGGACAAAGAACAGTACCTAGTCCTGCAACTCCAGGTGGTCCTGCAGGTATGACAATAGAAGAAGGTGAAAAAGCAGGAATAATAAAAGATAAAAAAGAAAAACCCGACGA